TGTGTACATTTAACAGAAAAAATAAGTGGAATCAATCACGGATCTCGGTTCAAGATCTCCTATGATCGGTGGTTCAGTCTCCGCTCCAATTTGTTGGGCGAAGGTATTTAAGTAATTATTATCAGCAAAGAGATGCATGTATGTTTCCCTGACTATAGTAGACAGTAACGACATATCAGTGGCTCTACATAGTACTGAATCATGTATTAGTGCGATGGGTTCATTAAATCGTTTAACGCTTAGGTGAAGTAGTGAAGCATCTAGACTATGAATAAGGTTAGGTGCGGTTGCAGCCTTGTGCCTACTCTTATCTACCTCATCTTTATCTCCTGTAGCTACCTCTAATCGGCAACGACCTAAGAGTTTTAACTCTATAGTCTCCATCTTCTTCTTCATTAAACGTTGAACTACTACAAATCCAGATGGTGTTACCCACTCTATCTCTATAGCTCCTCGTTTAATCGCTTTAGATACCTCGTCCTCTATCCATTTCATAACAGACATTGGACCCGGAACTACCTTAGACATTGCGTCCCTGACAGCTCTGACAGTTATTGTGAGGTCATCTTTATCTACCTCTATACCTTTTTCTTTGAGTGCTTCCCTGATGTAAGCTCGGTTACTAAACGCCTTAGCATTGTAAGGGATAGTCATAACTGTACGTTTACAGCATTTCCTGTCCCAGACAGGGTGTAAGACCTCAGGTATATTAGGTTTTGATTTCTTAGCTATTACAGCATAAGCGTCTTGTGGTCTATCAGAAGGCAGCACGTTGACGAGTTGTGCTGTCGACTTGTCCCTAGCTAAACCAGCTAGAATCTGTAGACCACTACAGGTAGCGTCTGTAGCTACGCATAGATCAGTAGTGAGTCTATCTTTCTTTATAACACAGTGGTAGTACTCTTCGCAAGCTGCTAAGAACTGCCAAGGTTCCTCGGCTCCTTCCCAATCTCCTAAGTTATCTATAGGATCTTCAGCGACTCGAGTTATTGTGGAAATGTTATCTCGTACCCACTGTTGTCTTTCTTCCCATGTGTGCTTGTCAAGACCATACGTGGTAGCTACCTGAAAAGCTAACCATTTATAAGACTCAGGTGTAACTTCCGCTTCCTTCGCAAACTTAATTAAACTTTTTCCAAAGTCAGTATCTTGTGGTGTAAGGAATGCAGGTATAGGATATGCTCTACCTCTGTAGTCAAAAGACCAAGGGATATAAAATATATCTCTATTCTTAAACCTAGCTACTGCTTCCATAGTCATACGAGTACGACAAGACCTCCTTGTTTCTTGAGCTTGTCTATTCAATACCTCAGCAGCTTGTCTTCTATAGTTCTTCCGAGACTCCTTGTTCTCAGCTATATCAACAGGTTTAGGTGGTAGATCATAGTGTATTATAGGGAGGAATTTTCCAACACTAATTTCTTTTTCTTGTAAGAACTCAGCAGTTCGTACTATAAAGGGATTTAGTTTATATCCGACCTTCTGTATTTTGTTCAGAAAGTCTAGTGGTGTTTCTCCCTGTATACATCGGTGGTTGCCTCTTCTAACTAAATCATGTCCCCTCATGACCTCGTTAAGAATGTAACCTCCTTGCTCTTCATTGCTCCAATCCCTTGGTGGCACTAGCATTGGCCAAGCTAACGGAGAGAACAACTCAGCAGTTGCCATAACTTCGTCCTTGATATCCAAAAACTCAGCAGTTGGTAGCACATATTTAACTTTACGACCTTTTTCTACAAAATTTACATGCTCAAACCAACCACTCGACTCCATGATACAGTCAAGTAACCAACCTCCGAGCTTCACACGTATTGACCTCCCCCAAGGCGTCCATGCAGCTACTTTGTAACGATTCATCAAAGTCTTGATCACCACTAGCTTTTGCTGTGTTCCTATAGACTTATGCCAGTAGTTCTCCTTTAACTTCGTTAAGAGAGCAGGTACCTCAGTCTCATAATATCTCATTTGACATTCATCTTCAATAGCATGTCCAATAGAGTCACATACATTAACCGCAAAGTTACAACCTTCTTTGAAGCTAAACACCTTGTCAAATGTAATCTTACAGGCTATTGCAGCAGCCGCTAACGGCTCTAAACCTGCTAGATACTTATGTATCTCCTTGAAAGCTTTACCATTTTGCCGTTCGTGTATACGGCTGTTCGTTATTGTGATTTTATTAACTAAACGTGGTAATAGTGTATCAATAGATGCAATTCCGTATACTGTAGCTGAAGCATAACTCTTATCCTCAAGTTTGAATGTCTCATCGTTGAGACGCTTGAGACCCTGACTTATCTGTGATCTCTCCAGTTCAACTTGCTCATTTACTAGATCCTTTGGAATAGGTGACATCATGTAGTTCTTCGTTTACTTGGTCGGTTAGTAGTTTCTTTAGTTCGTTGTAGTTGGGATTAGTGTCCTTTTCTAATTCTACCATATCCAGAGCTTGACTGGCATATGTGTAGACGTCTTTGAATGATTCTTTCATTTGTTCTCCTATAAGTTAGTGGCGTCAATGTGTGCAACTTGAGAATGAGTACATACAGTAAGCTCACTGTCTCCTTGCTTATTAATTTTACTTATGCGGCGTTTAGCAGCTGACATTTGCATGTAAGTATATTCACTTACCTTGTTTGTTTTAAGGTTACGCTCCCTGAGAAGACATACTACACCTTCTGGCAGTTCATAACCTCCTAGCTTCCATTCCATTAAATCCTCGAAATCAATAGATTCAAAGTGCTTAGATGGAATAGCGTTAACTTGTTTCCATTTGTTTGGGTAATACTTTCGTTTAGGCATCATGAATTGGAATAATGTTTACTAAATAGTCATCTATTAGGCAGGCTTCCTCGTATGCTTCATAAGCAATAGTGTAGACGTCCTTGTCGGTGTCCATAATGAAGTCTCTACCTGATTCTGTGAGTATGTGATACTTCATGCGTCCCTGCCTCCTTGTTATTGTGAATGTTATTGTGGAAAAGCCGAGCAACAAATAACTTAGTTCGCTTCTTGGCTGCTCTTATAGCCTGTGGCTTTTTGGTGTATTTCGGTAATTTCTTCGAGTGTTTCTGCCAATTGGGTGTAATCATTAGTATAATTGTAAATAGGTTTAGCTCTAGGTTTCCAATGATGAATAACACCTGAAATAATAAAGCAATTAGTAATTACTGTAAGTAAAGTAAACGCTCTCTTCATGTCCTTGTTAAAGCGTTTGTGATTAAACTTAATTCTATTCATCATGTGGATTATACACCCTTAATATGTAAAGACAGTAAAGAATAAATGGAATTAGAAAAAAGTAAACGATCATGGCCATACCTCCTCTTTTTTATTAATTGCGTCATAATATCTTTTTGAACCTAATTTTTTAATAGGATCACAACCAATATAAAGGTCATTGTTCTCTTCTTCTTCTAAGCAATGATCGATATACTCGAACTCCAAGTTATTACAGAAGTTTTTTGCGTACTTGCCTCCATTGTCATTATCAAAGACTATTTCTCCATCAACGTCTAGTTTGATGAGTATGTAGAGTGGTTTGGTGGTCATAGTGAGTTCTCCAGTTTTAAAATTAAATCATCTAGGCAATCGTTTATTGTGAAGCCTGAGCCATCGTTATCTTTAGGCAAGTCTCCGAATTGGTGTAGCTTTGCCTGCTTTTTAATGTCGTTTAAGTCAAACAACATATCATAAATGAATTCGTTGTTAATGCTCATTGAGAATACTTAGCCTCCTTGTGCGGTGTGTTGTTTGTTTGCGTCCTTGGCGGACTGCTTGGTAAATGCGTAATAGTTGAATACTACTCATCTTCATCATCATATAAAGATGTACAGCCTAACTCATCATAACAATCAGAACAAAGAGCAGTATAACCTTTTAAATCGTGATCGCAGTCCCAACTAAGACCTTCATAAGAGTCCCATGTATTCTTTATGACGTTACATTTAGCACACGTATTTAAATCGTGAGCATCTGTACATTCTAAAAAATATAATTTTATAGGTGTTAGATCTTTTGGAAACTTATCAATTAAATCTTCCTCATCAATTTGATCTAACTGCTCATCTGTATATTCAAGTGGTGTTGTAGTCATGTTGCCTCCTTGTAGTGGTGTGTGCGTCCTTGCGTCCGTGCCGTTATTGTGAAGTTATTGTGAAAATTCAAAAAAAAAAATAATTCTCAAATCCAAGTTATTGTGAAATTGAGAATCATTATCAATAAGATTTCTAATTCAAACGAAATCTGGAAGCCTAACATCGCCCTGCGATCCTTTATACCTTGGAATAACTCTCCAATCTTCTACAGCTCTATCTGATTGGAATAGGTTTCTATTAACCCAGAAGCCAAGAGATACAGCCGGATTAAACAGAACATTTAATATAGCTCTTTTAGAAACGAATCTATAACCATAGGTTGAGCCATCGTCTAAATAGACTACAGCTTTAGAATTTCTTAAATCAACCTTTAAGTCTTTAACAAAGGTTGAGGATCTTTTAGGTACTGAACTAAACATAATAATTAAAAATAAGGTGTGCGAATGTTATTGTGAGTATTAGTACCTAGTTGGTACTTGCTCTTTTAATAGGTCATCAATTACAGACTGGCTAACAACTGTGTGTGTTTTGCCGTCTATGTATTTGTTGATATGGCGAGTAGTTGTCGAACTATACCATTTATCAGTTTTTACATAACCTAGTTTATCTGAATAACCAGCAACAGGTGTTTCGTAACTGAAGAATACCTCAGTAGTTCCATTATTGAAAATTAGAACTGTTCTGTTTGTAGCGTAAGAATGTAGTTTCATAATTAATACTCTGATAATGCGGATAATAGGATTCGATCGGCAATGTTCTTAATTCGTTCATTACCTATTGTATTATAACAATGATCAACTAAATATAATAGATCATTATTACATATAGTTACTCGAGATAGATTCTTTCTATCATCTAGCTCACGAGCGGTAGCCAAATCAATTGGCGGGTTATTGTGACAAGACATTAGTTAACCTCGGATAATTTGAACGTGATCTTTGATGAATTGTTTAGCTTCATCATCATAATTCTTATTCTTGAATATTGATTCAAGTTTTTTAAATGATTCATAATCTAAACCAATAGACCTAGTATCATCATAGATCATTTCATCTTTCTTAGACATTAGTTAAACCTCACTGATTTACGTGGACGATTAATTGTTGAAGGTAATTTAGTGTACCTAACAGTTAATAGTTGTGGACGGCATTGTTGTTGTAGTCTGTCAATGTCAGCTTGCAATGATTGAAGATAGTTCATGAATGTTATTGTGAATGAATTAATCTTGATCGGTATACTCACCTTCAACAACACGCTTGCCGTTGAGAGCATACCAAACTAATTGAGCATGACCAAACTGTTGAGCCATGTCATAACATAGATCATAACCGAAGTCATTTGTGACTTCTTCTCTGATGTTAGTGTTAGGAACTTCGATAAACTTTTGAATAAACATAATAATAAAAATGATAACGTGAATTGGTTTTCTTTAACCTTATACTAATAGTATGACATAGAATGGTGCAAAAGTCAAGCTATGTTAAGCAATGTTACTAACCCATTTCTTCAAACCTTTTCATTACCTCAGCTTCAACACCCTTAGTATAAAGATCATTAGCTGTAAGTGGACGACCTAACCACTCATAAAAACATGATAGATCTTCTATCCATTCAGCTACTACCTCATCATATAATCTTTCTAGTATCTCGTCGTTAACTGGGTGGCTCATAAGGTTTACCTCTGATTTGTTTATATATTAATTATAAATCATGATGTGCAATAACACAACCCTTCGCTTTACATTCGGTAACATTAGAACCGCAACAGATGGGCAGCCAATCTCACCTGTCTCAGTCTCACCAGTCTCAGCCGCTCGGGCTACGCCCTCGCTCCCCCCTCGCAGCAGCCG